GCGAAATTCCAGTGCACGACAGTTCCCCCATCGGCAGGTACGTCTCACGCACCGTCAATTTGCACAACTCACGTACTATATTTTTGTGCAATATTACGACTTGAAAAATTTAAAAATGTGATGTATAATAAATATATCAAATAAAGAAAGGCACACCGAAAAGGTGTGAGGGTGATTATTATGAGAGCGAAAGCATTTAGAGTATATGGGAAAGAGGCTCACAGATTTAGAGGAAGTTTCTTTGAAACGCGTAGTCTGTTATTAAGCGGTGTTCCATCTGTTATAATGGATGTTATAAATTCAGATATAACAGGAACAAATGAATATTCAATTTTAAAATTTACGTGTGTGTTTGGCGAATTGCCAAATGAAGCATTTGAGCATATGGCAGAGGTGCAGGCTTACGAAGGCATTTTTGAGTGCTGTACAATTGGAGACATCGTAGAAGTGCCTTTATACGACATAAAAATCACATGTGGGAGATTCACAACGTTTTTGAACAATTTGACAATCGAGGAAGTTTCAAAAATTTGTAAAACATACAATGAAAAAGGCTTATTTTTCTTTTTCTCGGTTCATAGACATTAAAAAATCGTGCAACTTGCACAATGAACAGTACAAAACATTGTGCAAGTTGACTATTGTAAAATCAAAATACTATGATATAATGGTATCAGAGTTAAGGAAAGAGAGGAAAAACAACATGAAAGGAAGAGGGTTCACCACTTCAATTATAACTGAGTGGAATGAGTGGGTACACTCCATTGTTCAAGAGTTGGCAACGGAATTGGGCGATAGATATTTATTGTTGCATACTTTCGACCCAGAAACGATGGAGGAAAGAATTATAGCAAAACAAAAAGATTATGCTGTCGAGTATTCAATACCCATCACAAGGTACGCTGAAGATTTCAAGAAAAACAAGGACAAAGAAAAAGAAAAAATTATTTCTTTCTTTGTGCAAGCCGTCAAAGGTTTTTAACCGTGGTTCGAATCCACGTGGACGGCTTTACCGTTACTATGTGACGGTTTGCCAGTAACAGAAACAAACAAAAAGGAGGAAAAACAAATGGCAAGAAAACAAAGAATCACGAGACGCGTGACTAGCACAGAGGTTGAAGTCATGATGTGCGATACTTCAAATGGTGGTATTCATTTTGAGTACGACACCATCGTGGGAAAGACGACAGAAAAGAAAGCAAAGAAGAAAGCAAAAGAACAGTTCGAGAAAGAACAGGAAGTTGTTGTAAAAGTAACACTTACAGAAAAATACCACAAATATTCTATGGATTTAGAAACGTTTGTTAAAAATGCCGAAATTGTAGACGTAGAAAACCGTAAGCCAGCAGAAACAGAAAATGAATAAAAAATGGAGGTAATTTATTATGAAAATCGTAAATGAAAGTAGAGATTTTGACAAAGTGGACAAGTATTTGATGACAGCAGGCAAAGGTGCTGTGTCTATGAAAGATGTTGAGGATGGCACTTCTATTCCTGTAGCAGGATATCTTGAGTTTGTTGATGAAAAAGACGACGGAACAGAATCCGAAATTTTGGCTATTATCACAGAATCACGCGGACAGGTGTACAGCACTCAGAGCAAAACTTTCAAACGGTCTTTGATGGAGATTTTGGAAGTGATGGGCGAAGAACCTTTCGCCATTAAAAAAATTAGTGGTATCACAAAGGCAGGGCGACCGTATGTCGACTGCGAACTTGACACAGATTCCGTAAAGGCGAAGAAAAAATAAAATGTTTCACGTGAAACATTTTACATAAGGGCGGACACACTCCGCCCTTATAATATTCTCAAAAGGGGGAAATCCCATGACAAAAAAAGAAAAGTTGAGAATAGAATATTTTAGACAAAGAAAAAGAATACAAGCAACAAAAAGACGCTACAAAAAACAAGGGTTCGAAGTCAATTTTGACTTGCCAAAAATTCCAAAAAACATTACACAAGCAAGTGTAGATAGACTTGCCAAAATAAAACCGAAACAAATACAAGAAAAAGCCATATATGTAGACCCCTTGACAGGCGAAGAACTTTCGTTTCACCGCGGAAAAAAAGTAATTAAAGAAAGAGAATCGGAGCAAACACAAGCATACATAAAAACAGCAGAATACGAGTACGACACTTTGAAAGCGCGTGACGAATTAAAGGACGAATATGTCACCTCTAAAAAGAAAGAATATTTAGAAACCTTTGATTTTAGCGACCATGTTATAGACGCGTTTAGGTCTATGATTGCTTTATTTCCAAAGATGGCAGAGCCATACCTATCTAAATGGCTGGACATGGCTATCGAACAATTCGGAAAAGAAGTTGTTGCGGATGGCCTGGCAAAAGCAATCAATGACGGAAATATGTTAACACGAAAAACAGCCTATTCAGAAATGGAATTGGCCAACTACACCGAGCGACTTTTTAAGTTTTTTAACGTCGGAAATTTTGAGCGTGAAGAATTCGAAACCACTTTCGAAGAATCAAAAAATTACATTGACTACGACTAAAAATAGGGTGGGAGATTAAAAGGAGGGAAAAATAATGAAAAGATTTCATTTTGAAAAAACTTTTGCCGGTGACTTTGAAACTACAGTATATGAAGGACAAAAAGATACAGAAGTGTGGAGTTCTGCAATTGTTGAATTAGGCACAGAAAATGTAATCATACATACAAGTATTGAACAGACGTTTTATTTTTTACAAGCACAAAAAGGGGATATTCTTCTATGGTATCACAATTTGAAATTTGACGGCTCATTTTGGTTGGATTTTTTGTTGCGTGATTTAGAAATGGAGCAGGCTATGATAAATGACGTTTGGATCGCTGACGAATACATGAAGAATAAAACCTTCAAATATATGATATCAGATAGGGGGCAATGGTATAGTATCACTATTAAAGTTAACGACCACTATATAGTAATACGTGATTCCGTAAAGTTGTTTCCGTTTTCACTGGCAGAACTCGGAAAAGCATTTAAAACGAAGCACCAAAAATTAAATATGGTGTATAAAGGTATTCGGCATAAAAACGGTAACATAAAAGACGACGAAAAAGCCTACATTGAAAATGATGTTTTAGTCTTAAAAGAAGCGTTGGAATTTATGTTGCAAAATGGACACGAAAAAAGTACCATAGGAAGTAATTGTTTGTCTGAATTTAAGAAAGGTTTTGACGCACAAGACTATAAATTATTTTTTCCGCAACTGGAAGAAATTTCAATACCCCTTGAATACGGAGAAGAAAACGCAGACAAATATATCCGTCATTCCTATCGTGGCGGTTGGTGCTATCTTGTTGAAGAAAAAGCAAATAAACTTTTTGAAAACGGACTAACCGCAGACGTTAACAGCCTATACCCGTCTATGATGTCATCAGAAAGCGGAAACTCATATCCTATTGGCAGTCCTTATTTCTGGCGTGGAAATTTTTTACACGAGAAAACAGAACAAGATAATACTTATTACTTTGTCAGATTCAAATGCAGATTCGAATTGAAAGAGGGTTATTTGCCATTTATTCAAATAAAAAATAACCCCTTATATGAGCCTACTAAAATGTTACGAACTTCTGATTTTTACGATAAAAAAACAGATACATATTATCGCTACTTGAATATAGCAGGAAAGAAAACGGAATGCGTGGTTGAATTGACGTTAACGAAAACAGATTTTATATTATTTAAAGAACATTATCACGTTTACGATTTAGAAATATTAGACGGCGTATGGTTCTACACTGTAATAGGAATTTTTGATGACTACATAAACAAATACAAAAAGCAGAAAATGGAAAGTAAAGGAGCACTCCGAACACTTGCAAAATTGTTTTTAAATAATTTATATGGAAAAGAAGCCACTAACGACGATTCTTCTTTCAAAGTTGCGTACTTAAACGATAATGCCGAGTTGAAATTTAGAAATGTAGAAGAACACGAAAAGAAGTGTGGTTATATTGCTATAGGCTCGGCTATCACTTCTTACGCTCGTGAGTTCACTATTCGAACGGCACAAAAGAACTACCACGGATTGAATAAAAGAGGCTTTATATACGCAGACACGGATAGCATACATTGTGACCTTAAGCCCGAAGAACTTATAGACGTACCTGTACATCCCACAGATTTCTGCCATTGGGCACTTGAAAGTACGTGGGATAAAGGGATTTTCGTTAGGCAAAAAACCTATCTTGAGCATATAACCGAGCAGGACTTGAAGCCGTGTGAGCCTTATATAAATGTTACGTGTGCTGGAATGCCGAAAAAATGCAAGGATTTATTTATCAAGTCTATAGAGGGTTACAAACCAAAAACCGAAGATAAATACACGAAAGAAGAATTGCATTTTTTGGAAACAAAAAGAACAATAGAAGATTTTAAAGTGGGTCTTGAAGTCCCGGGAAAACTTGTACCAAGGCGAATAAAAGGGGGCGTCATTTTATGCGACACAACGTATCAAATACGCTAAAAATTTATTTTCGCAATTTCTTTAAAATTGTGAAAATAAAATGGATAAAGAAGCAATGTAGACGTACTACATGTCTGTTGTGTAAATACAAGCACGAGTGCTTGCAGAATTTAATTGAATAAAATGTTTCACGTGAAACATAAAAAAGAAAGAGGGGCAAACGCCCCTCTTATTTATATCTTGACTTTCGGAAATTTGAGAGCGGAAAGCAAACCCGACTAACAATATCAGCAGTATCTTCCAACCGTGCTTTTCTGATTTGTTCAAACAAATAAAGCCGAAAGGGATATACAATTTTAAAATGAAAGCAAATTCATTGTTGCATTTTTGCTTTCCAAATTTGAAAAACGAAAACAACCGTTTTCAAAAAAATACCTAAAATTTTGTAGCATAAATTCGTTGTTTTTTAGCATAACAAAATTGATTCGATGGTCTGCCGTCGTCGCGCTGATTCGAAGCGGAAAACTTTTATCAACACGCGTGTCGACGTATATTATACCATCCTCCATATATTCACGAATAGCGTATGAATTTTTTTCAAAAACAAAAGTACAAAGGTATTTTCCTTTTCCTTTCGGCTTCTCAATGAAAGCCGTGTTATCGTTTAAGTAGGTATTTTCGCTAGCGTATTTAGCATATTCCGAGTCAGCGAAAGCGCGGTTGAAAGCACTTTTATTTTGTGCGCGACTTGCCGAATCAATAAAGCCACTTTCTAATATATAACCATCTCCACGCAGGAATTTTGTATCTGACTTTAAACGTGTAGAAATTCCTAATGCTGTATAATAAGGGTTTAGCAAAGTAACCGCATTTCCTAAAAGTATTACAGGAACATATCTGACCTGTTTTCCTTGACCTCTTGCTATTGACGTATGAATTGATTGGAATTTTTGTAATTCATTGGGTACGTACTTATTTGTTTCGCTTTGAAATTCATCCAATAAACACGTTACTACATCACTAAAAAAGTGACTATATTTTTTGATATTTTCCGCGCCGTTTATGGCGACAGCATATCCGCAAGGCTTGTCATTTAAAAACAATTCTTTGAAAGCCCCCTTGCAACGGCTTTTATCGGTCATGTTATAATTTGGAAAAAATAAGCCTTGTATATCTTTAAAGAATTTTTCCGAAACGTCAGAAAGTTCGTAAGAATATCGGTAAAGCAGGCAGAATTTTTCCCCATTTTTTAAAAAACGGTTAACTAAATAACGCGAAAACCACGTTGTTTTCCCTCCAGTTCGGTTCGTTGTAACAATATAAAGTTCTGGCTTATTTCCGTTTATATCCATTTTTGATAGAATTTTAGTACCGTCATAATACATATTTACCACCTCTTTCATTAAGAGTGTAACATATTTTTGACTTTTTGTCAATTATTTTTGAAATTTTGTAAATTTTACTTGACAGAATGTCAAAGATATGTTACATTATAATAAAAAGGAGGTGCAGAAAATGGCTGTACTTGACAGAGACGAATATCTTAAAAGACTTGGTTCTATAATTACAGGAGATACGGACGAGGATTTAAAGAATATCGAAGATTTTACGGATACTTTTGACGATTTACTCGGAAAAACAGATACCGAAAACTGGAAACAGAAATACGAAGATAATGACGCCGAGTGGAGAAAAAAATATAAAGATAGATTTTTCGAAGCCATCGACGAAACAAAAGTAAAAGAAATTGACACGCCCGAAGATAATACGGACGAGTTAGAATCAGAATCCGAAGAAGTCAAGGAATATGACGACTTATTCGAAGAAAAGGAGGATTAAAAAATGGCTACAAAACCGAAAGCGGTCAATTTAACCGCTACAACGCAGGATATTTTGAATACAGTGCGGAGCAATTCAAGCGCAGAGTATCAGAATTTAGTACCAAAGGCAGACGGCACTTTACAGAATTTAAGGTCAATCGGCACAATTCTTATGGATAGGCCAGCATTGAAGAATGAATTTTTAAGTGCGCTTTTTAACAGAATCGGAAAGGTTATTATTACGTCGAAAATGTATGACAATCCTTGGGCGTTCTTTAAAAAAGGCATGCTTGAATATGGCGAGACCATCGAAGAGATTTTTGTAAACATAGCAGAACCGCATGTTTTCGACCAGCAAAAATCCGAAAGCGAAGTTTTTAAACGAGAAATTCCAGACGTAAAGAGTGCTTTTCATGTGCTTAATTACCAAACATTCTACAAGCAGACAACTAGTGATTATCAGTTAAAGCAGGCTTTTCTAGCTTACGAGGGAATCACGGACTTGATTTATCGTATCATTGACGCAATGACCACAGCGTCAAATTATGACGAATTTCTTGTTATGAAATATTTGCTTGCACGTCGAATCCTGGATGGGGATTTGAAATCTGTGCAGATTCCGACGGTACAGACGTCTAATTTGAAAGAAATTGTTGGAGATATTAAAGGCGTATCTAATGACATGGAGTTTTTAAACAAAGACTATAACTCCGCAGGCGTTTATACACATAACGTGAAAGACGAGCAGTATTTGCTTGTCAACACAAAATTCGACGCAACGATTGATGTGGAAGTTTTGGCAAGTGCCTTTAACATGGATAAGGCTTCCTTTATGGGGCATAAAGTGCTGGTGGATTCTTTCGGAAAACTGGATAAAGCAAGACTTGCGAAGATTTTCGAAAAAGACGAAACATACACAGAAATCAGCGACGACGACTTGACGAAGTTAGACGCGATTCCGTGCGTTTTAGTGTCGCGTGAGTGGTTTATGATTTTTGACGTATTACAGGAATTTAACGAACAGTACAACGGAGAGGGTCTTTATTGGAATCATTGGTTGCACGCTTGGAAAGTGGTATCTTCTTCGCCGTTCGCACAAAATGCACTTTTTGTCGCTGGAGAAATCAAAGTGGATTCCGTTACTGTGTCGCCATCGACCGCAACGCTCAACGGTGTAGGATCTTCGATTCAGTTAACCGCCGATATTGCCACAGAAAACTTTGCACCAAAGGGCGTAATTTGGACGTCAGACAATGAAAAAGTGGAGGTTACAGAAAGCGGAAAAGTAACGGTACTTGCAGGTGCAGAAAGCGGAGAGGTGCATATTACAGCGACAAGTGCCTATGATGACACTAAAACAGGTACTTGTACAATTACTGTCACAGTTTAAAATGTTTCACGTGAAACATTGACAAAATAACGGAGGTGATAACATGAGTTTAATAGAACCAAATTCAAAGATTTTTCTTATTAAAAACGTACCTTTGAATAACGCATACAAACATACTATTTATTTTAGTGATAAATCAGCACAGGCGGTTTATTTCAAAGGCAAGGTTTTCAAAGAATTTGAAGCACAGTCCTACCAGCGAGTAAATTCGGGGACGTTAAGACTTGGGGTAAAGGCAGACGATATTTATAATGCTTCTTATTTAATGTTTCAAAATACAGATTTTGGAAATAAATGGTTCTATGCTTTTATCACTTCCGTTAATTATGTTAACAATGCGGTTTCAGAGATAACCTATGAATTAGACGTGATACAGTCATACTACTTTGATTTTACGCTAAAAAAATGCTTAGTTGAAAGAGAGCATACAGCAAGCGATGAAATGTTTGAACATTTAGTGCCCGAGCCATTTAACCCGAGTGAATACAGAATGAGCCAAATTCAGATTGTAGGAAGCGGAGAGGATTTATTTAGTATAGGGGGCTACATTCTTGCTACGATGTATAACACAGTAAACCCAGCAGAGGGAGAAAAGCGTGCTAGCGGTGGCAAATTTAACGGAATTTTTTACCCATGCGATATGCTTTTCTTTCCAGTAGGAGAAGAAAACGCGCTTTCGTCTATGATTAAAGGTATCAATGACGGTTTACCAGATTCAATTTTATACCTAACGACTGTACCAAAAATTGTAAGTAATAATTTGACAACAACAACAAACACACGAAGAATCAGTACCACAGAATACAGCACTTTCGCAAATATCAATATACAGCCGTCTCACACCAATATAGATGGCTACACACCAAATAATAAAAAGTGTTTTAATTATCCATACCATTATTTGGTAGCGAGCAATTCGGCAGGTGGTGGCTCTGAATATCGATTCGAAGATTTTCAAAACAACACAAACATAGAGTTTTCTTGCTACTCGGACATTTCAGAAAACACAACGATACAAATAAGTCCTAATAACTATAAATCTGTGGTACGTGGTTTGGACTATGGATTTGTCGGACAGACATATCCAACACAGCCTTATAGCACGAATCAAGACGCGTATTTTAAACAACAGGAAATGAATTTGAGAAACCAAAACACCATAAATATAGTAAACGGTGCTATCGGTACTAGTATTTCAATCCTTGGCGGTGGCGCGTCAGCATTAGGTGGTGCAGAAAAAGCCGAAAAAGAGGACGCTAATCTTTCATATGGTGGCTTGGTTGGCTCTATCGGCTCAACCGCTAATTTTGTTTCTTCTGTAAAATCTATGGAAGAAGCAGAGGACAACATGAAAAAAATGCACACACTTGTAGCCCCGCGTGTTAGTGGCGTCGGTGGTGCTAGTAGTATCGCGGTTTTGAACCAACAAATAGCACCAAAATTCTACACAAAAAATTGCCAGCGCGACGAAATAAAAGCAATTGACAATTTTTTCACAATTTACGGGTACAAGGTAAATGAGTTAAAAGTACCGAGTGGTCACGGCGTTAACGGTTCATCATTTAATCGACCATCTTACAACTATGTTAAAACACAAAATTGTGTTGCGGTTGGGGAAATGCCTGCAATTGTTAACGCAAAAATTTGTTCGATTTTTAACAACGGACTAACCTTTTGGAAAGACGGAAATTCCGTCGGAAATTACGGAGAAAATGGAGTGTGATTTTATGTATTATAAAAAGGCAAAGCAGATTTCTTTTTCAAGACAGAAAAGAAATAAAAAAGACGTGAAATATATTGTTATTCATTTTACAGGAAATAAAAAAGATACGGCAAAAAACAACGTTGACTTTTTCGCTAAAAATAACACACGCGAAGCTGGTGCTCATTTCTTTGTATCGGCAAACGGAGAGTATGCAAAATCAATACCCATGAACCGAAGTGCGTGGGCGGTTGGTGGTGTTTTTGATAAAAATGCGAAGTACCTTAATAAATGCACCAATTTCAACAGCGTTTCTATTGAGTTGTGCGACGCGGTTGACGGTTGGACGGTTGGACACGTGACAGGGGCAAAAAAAGTTATCAAGTACATTCAAAAATATTGTCCGAACGCAAAAACAGTCATATGCCACCACGATGTAAATGGAAAGAACTGCCCGAACTGGTGGAAGAGATTTCACAGTTTTAAAAAATTATTGGAGGTAAAATAAAACGATGAATGATGTTTTGACAGCAATTTCAACGGTGGGTTTTCCCACTGTTATGTGTGGGGCGTTGTGCTACTATATTTATAAAGTGCAGACGCCGTTAATTGAAGCAATAAACAAGAACTCCGAAGCCATAACAAAAATGGCAAGTGCATTGGAGGTGAAAGAAAATGGGGAGAAGGAAAAATCCGAACCAGAGAAATAGAAACTTTTTAGAATCGGCAAAATTGAATAACATAACATTTCAATATTATTTGGATTTATTACAGCAATTAGCAATTTCACGATTCGAATGGAAAAATTTACCTAAAACCGTAGACGAAAGGTATCTTGAATTGACGTTATTTTTTGACGGTTTTGCTGTTTTTTTTGAAGACGAGGTGCTTGGGTCTCTTGCTTTGAAAGCAATGATAAACGGTCGCTATAATTTGTATGATATTCCGATTAGACGTATAGCCTACGCCAATAACGGATATCGAAGAAATTTGAATAGCAAAAATTCCGTTGTTCTATTTAATAACATGATACACACACCAGCGTACGACACAGTGTTGTTATTTGCACAGCGTCTCGCTAATTTAGACCGAATTATTGACGTAAATTGTAACACACAAAAAACGCCAGTTTTAATTGAATGTGACGAAAACGAAAGGCTTACAATGCAGAATGCTTATCAGCAATTTGACGGAAACGCACCAGTTATTTACGGAAAAAAAGGAATCAAAGAGGGGCTAACTGTTTTAAAAACGGACGCACCTTATACCGCAGATAAATTATACGAATTAAAATCAAAAATTTTTAATGAAGCACTAACCTATCTTGGTATTGTCAACGTAAATGAAAATAAACGCGAAAGAATGATAACCGATGAGGTTGTGCGGTCTATGGGTGGTGCAATGATGATGAGAGAAAGCGTATTGACGGCAAGAAAGCGGGCATGTGAACAAATAAATGATATGTTTGGGCTAAACATATCCGTAGAATTTAAGGACGGAGGTGTTAACAATGTCAACCTATACAGTGGAAGTACGCAGGATATGTCAGTCAATCGCGGAACAGAACAAAATTCAAGTGTTTGATGACGTGGAAAGACTTATTAGGGTTGCGTACCCTAAAATATTTGAGGATTATATTCCTTTTTTTGACGAAAGTTACAAGGAAGTTTTACTGCCTAAAATCTTACGTCATTATTACACACGTGAAATAGGGTTGGAAACCGTTGGTCTTTGGAAATTGAAGTTGAACACAAAAATGGCGGAAATTATGCCCTACTACAACCAGTTATACCAGTCAGAATTGTTAAAATTTGACCCGCTAAAAAACACACAATATTCGGTCAAAAGCAAGCGAACTTTTGACGGCAAAAACGTTCTTGACGGTTTACAAAAAACTGACACAAGTAGCAACACAGATTTTTCTGGACATAGAAAAACGGACAACACAGACACAGAAACAAATAGACTTGACCGAAACACAACCGCTACAACAGATTACAAACAAGACGAAAAAGAAAAATTCGGAAAAAATACGGAACATGTTTATGATTCGCAAAATCGACACGAATTTGGAGAAGAAAATACACAACAATATGGAAAGACAGAAACGCAGGCACACAATACAACCGATGAAACAACAATAAACACGACTACCAGTTATGAGGGTAAAGAGACTACAAAAAACATTGTACCCGAAGAATTTGAAAGTTTGACGAAATACAGCGATACACCACAGGGAACAATTGAAAATATAAAAGCAGGAAAATATTTGACAAATGTTACCGCTACAGTTACGCCGAAAAGTGAAAGTGATTCAGTTAAAACTTTCGAAAATCGCGCAGACAAAAACACAGGAAGTACAGCGTTAACAAAAACTGGAAATGAAACAATAACGCTCGGCGGTTCTGATATTTTAATTAAAAGTGGAACGAACACAGATTCTAAAACTGGAGAAGATACGGACATAGAAATCGGAGAAAATGACAAAAATTTGACTTCAAATAACACAGAAAACACTTTCGAAACAAGTAACGAAAACAAAAAAAACGTTTTAGACGGCAACGAAAATATAAAAAATGTTACGATTTTAACGAGCAATATTTTAGGAAAAACAGATAACACAACAAAGATAGACAATATAGACGATTTTATAGAAAGTGTTTTCGGCAAACAAGGCACAGAAACCTATAGCGAAATGCTTATGAAATTCCGAAGTACATTCCTAAATATTGACATGCTGGTTATTGATAATTTAGAAGCCCTATTTATGGGACTATGGTAGAATGGAGGTACGTGTTATGTACGGTTACGGTTGGCTTCCACCGATTGCACCACTTACGATACCTGGGATATATTCCGATACATTATCATATGAGGATAATCTCGCGCAAATAATGAAAAAAATAAACGAATTAGTTGAGCAAGTTAACAACCTTTCAAACGGTGTAAACAATTACACCGATGAGCAAATAAAAAAATTAAAAGCAGAACTGGAAAAAGAAATTTCCGAACTGGAAATAAAATTGCTTTCCTTTGTTTCAGATTTTGAAAAAGAAATTTCAAGGGTTGAAAAAGAAACAGACGGTAAAGTGCAGGTTTTACATGACTACATCGACACAGAAATTTTAAAAACAAATGAGAAAATAAAAGAATTAAAAACTTATATTGATACTCAAATTTTTAACGCAGAAAAACGGCAGATAAAATATACAGATAATAAAGTAGGAGTTGAAAGCATACAAAGAGAAGCACAGGACGAATTTTTGAGCAACAAAATTGAAAACGTTGTGAAAGAATTTCCAAAGGTTTATAATGCGGTTTTAGGGGTAAAAAGTAATGTACAAGACACTTTCAATTCATTTTATGAGTATCTCCGCGAGTTGGGTGTGCTTTCTATTTCATATGACAAAATGGAAATGACAGCGGAACAGTATGACAAAATGGAGTTAGAAGCACACGTTTTTGACGTGTACAGCGGTTTCATTTTTTCCGAAAGTTTAAGCAAAATCTTTTCGCCGTTTACTGGAAAAAAAGAAAACATGCCAAAAGTACTATATGAACTTATAGAGCGAGCACGCTGGAATGCTGACACGTCAAAATATTTTGACGAAAAAACAAGCACGGTACAGAATATGGATGCTTCAAATTACACCGCTAAAGAATACGAGTTTTTTAATATAAATTCAACAAAACAAGATGGTGACTTTAATTTAAAAAATCGTAGGTATATCAGCACTTCTACAGTTTGGAAAAAAGAAAATGAGAACACTACGCAGGGTGCAACAAATTCCGCATGGGAAACTTTAAACAATATTGGAAATTCCGATATCATTTCTTTCAGTTTGATAATTGGAAGAAAAGGAAAGAAAGAACAGATAAATATTGTTAACGACTTAACAACAGGAGAAGTAGAAGAATTTGACATAACAGACTTTACATGCAACAACGAAAAGCAAGTTGCCTATTCAAGGCGTGTTAAAATTGGACTTGCTGACAATGTCACAGATAATACTTTTAATTTTGGAGATTGTACAGCAAACTCACTATCTTACACAGATTTGAGCCATGAAAGTTATGTTGCAAATGACAATTTAGTAATATATGAATTACGTGTAAATTATTACGCAAATTCTATAAATAATTTATAAAATGGAGGTAAAAAATTATGGATTTTAACGCGACAAATAGCACTCCTAACTATGGATTGCCTATTTTTATTGACACCGACAAGCCATCATGGCTTGTAGATTGGAACGGTGCAATGACGGAACTTGACACCGTTATCAAAGAAATTTCAACCAGCGAAGAATCAAACGAAAATTTGATTTCAACAGCGAACGCAAATATAGCAAAAATCAATAACACAATTGAAGAAATACAGGCATACAATACCGCTTTGACTAACCGCGTCGTTACTTTGGAGGGTAAAACAAATAAACTGGAAAGTGAATACAACACGGTAATAAATGATTTGCAGGCACAAAATAGATTAGTGTTACAATTGCAGGAGGCTATAAACACTATAAACACCGAACTGGATAACCTTACAAATAATGTTATCCCACCTATTGAAGGTGGACTGGATTCTTTAACAAAAATTGTAAATGCCAATAAAAACGCACAGGATATTGTTAACCAGCAGACAACGCAAAAGTTGACAGAACTTTCAACAGAAGTTACGAACATTAAAACAAATGTTATCCCACCTATTGAGGGCGGTTTGAGTTCGTTAACAAATATGGTAAACAAAAATACAGACGACATCCAGCAAAATTCAAGGGCGATTGAATTGACAACGTCAAGGCTTTCAAACTTGGAGCAGGATGTGCAGCCGTTAAAAGCACGCGCTAACGTGGTGTATTGTTTGAATGAAAGTGGTATTCTTCCTGCAACGGTTAAAGATTTGACCGAAGATTACACACTTAAAAATATTTCAGTAGTTGTATATGCAGATTATTCCACTAGCAACATGCCAAAAATGCCGTTAGCACCTGTTTTCATTTTCAACGAAACTAGTGCAGAAAGTTCAGGTACTTTTGGAGTTGAAACAAAAACAATTTTGACGCCTAATAACACAGCAGAATCTTATACGGTGGCTGTTAGTTATAGCGGTGTTGGAGATTCAAAAACGTTGAACGTATCAATTTCTGGAAATAATAAAGTTGCATTGCGTGCTTATACAGCGACGGCACAAGCGACTAAATAAGGAGGCTTATATATGAGTGAAAAAAATATGAAAAGTGTTGTGGGTGTGCAGATTGGAAAGGTTAACGCCAGCAACGGCACAGATAATTATGGACTGCCTATTTTTATTGCAACGGACAAACCAGCGTGGCTTTTAGATTGGAATGGTGCAATGGTGGCTATTGATTCGCTTTTGAAGCAAATTGACAGCAAAGCGAGCGTTTCAGAAACAGAACTTGACGCACTTAAGGTGCAGATTGAAAGCGCTAATAACGCGATAAGTGGCTTACAGGAAAGTACGTCGTCACTTACTACTAACGTTGCAGGATTGACAACAGACGTAACGCAGGTAAAAAAAGACGTTGACGCGATGCAGGAAACCGTTGTACAGTTGTCGGAATCTGTAAAAACATTGGAAACAAAAGTGAACGAAAACAAAACAAAAATCACTAAAATGGCAGATAATATTTTAGTGAAAGATGGGGCAAGAATGCACATACCATTGACGGATACGAGTTACCGTCGGATTTCAATAAATGGACTAAATGGTGACGGTGGTGGCTTCTTTTTAGTTAACATGAAAGGAGACACCGACGAAGCCATTGGCGCAATGCTTATTACTACAAACTTTTCGCCAATTTTAAACAATGAGCAACATGTTCTCACAGTTCCTTTCGCTGGTGGGACGTATAATGTGCGATTTACAAAAACGCGGTCTGATGTGGGAGATTACGGAGTAACCGTTGCTACTAAAAAAGTTAGTGGAACAACGTACCACGACACAAATGCAATTATTATTACAGACGCAATAGCAAGTTTAGTGTAATTTAAAGAGGGGCATATGCCCCTCTTTTCATCCAACCCAACAATTATAAATTTTTTCTCCGATATATAACAAGGTGCTTGCCCCGCGCTTTTTTACTTCAATTTTTATTCCCTTTGCAAACACCACTTCATACACTCTATTATCGTTTAATTCAACCCACACTCTTTTTCCGCTTGCAAGCATTTCTCTTATAACTTTAATTTTATCCATTGTCATTTCACACATAATAACCACCATCAGCAAGCCTTTCTTTTGCTTGCCCCTTTCTTTATTTGATATATTTATTATACATCACTTTTTTAATTTTTTCAAGTCGTAATATTGCACAAAAATATAGTGCGTGTATTGTGCAAATTGACGGTGCACGTGATGTACTCGGCAATGGGGGAACTGTCGTGCACTGGAATTTCGCCGAAAGACCTGGGGAGATCG